GCATTCAGTCAGCAACTGGAAAGTTTGGCTGATGACAGCACTCATTATTTCTACTGGAAATACGATACACATTACCAAGAAGATCCTGTTATCTCTTACAAGACTATCTTGAATGAGATCAAAAAGACTTGGACTATTGACGATATGCCATATCGTAATAGTTGGTATGAACAGATGGTTAACCGTCAAAAAGAAATTGATGCAGACTTTGAGAAATTCAAAAGTGAATCTGTGCGCACTGTGAATTACCTTGTCAAAGAATTTGATATGCGTAAGTCTGCTCAGATGTACAAGCGTGCACAAACTTCTAAAGTTGGTTCGTTGGACATGCGTAAAATCTGGTCGTATAAACTAAATGACGACTTGTTCAAACGTGTGACTGTGCTGCCCACTGGTAAAAATCACGGTATGATTTTCTTGTTGGACTGGTCTGGTTCCATGTCTAATGTTATCACAGAAACACTACAACAAGTTATTAACTTGGCTATGTTCTGTTCAAAGGTTCAGATTCCATACCGTGTTTTGGCTTTTACATCTCAATATCACTTGAAGACAATAGATCGTTATGGATATAAATCTCCATTTCCATCTGTTAGCAAGAACAGAGATACTCTAAAGACCAATGATAACTTTAGGTTGCTGGAATTGTTCTCTGATAAAATGACATCCAGTGAATTTAACACTATGGCTAAACGCACACTTGATCCAAAATTCTTTTTGAATGAAGGTTATGACCTTGGCGCAACTCCATTGAATCAGGCTCTTGTTTGGGTTTACAACAATCTTGGCACGTACATCAAGAACAACAATATTGAAAAGATGACGTTCATCACACTGACCGATGGTGAAGGTGGTTCTATTGGTCCATATGTTGGTTCTCGTGCAGGTTTACACTCTTACTCGAATGAGTATATCAATGGTCAGTACAAGAGAATCACACAAAAGCATTTTATCCGAGATGAACAAACACAAAAGACTTATGAGTTTAGTTCAGATTCTTCCAAGCAAACTGAAGTCATCCTTCGTATGATTAAAGATCGTTATGGTGTTGCAGTTGTTGGTTTTTATATTTCCAAGAACTCACTGCGAGACCTTAGAAGTGTTATCCGATGCAACATTCCAGACTTCAAAGGTGACCTTGACTCATTGATCGAAGATTGGAGAAAAGATTTTAAGAACAATGGGTTTGCTTCTATTAGTGGCACTGGCAGAGATGACTTGTTTTTGATTCCACAATCTTCAACTAAGATTGATGACGGTGAACTTGAAGCAACTTCAAATATGAGTGCTTCTGCTATCTCTAGAAAGTTTAGTAATTATCTAAATGTCAAAAAGACAAGTCGTGTCTTGTTGAATAGATTCATTGGATACGTTGCTTGACTTGCAACAATATCTACTGTATAATTTTGTTAGTGAATGGAGTGATTTATTATGGCTAAAATTGATTCTGAGTTTCGTAGTTCTTTTGAGAACCGAATGTATGAGATGTTCCCTGCAGTTTCTGTAGATGGTGTTGTTACCAGACAGCAACTGTTGGAAGTTATGAGTGATCTTGGCACTAGCAAGTATCCTGTTTGGCTCATGACTGAAAAAGTTGGTCGTGGCTCATACTCTGTTGCCAAGAAGCAAGCTGCTCAAACCCCAACGAAAGAAGTTGTTCAAGAATCCAATTCTTTGATTCCTGTTAAAGATCCTAACTTTGTACCATTTGGTAACTACTCAGACATTGAGTCTATTATCAAAGAAGGTATCTTCTACCCAACTTATATCTCTGGTCCAACTGGTAACGGTAAGTCAACAATGGTTGAACAAATCTGTGCCAAGCACAAGAAGCCATTGATTCGTGTTAACCTTAACATGATGACTGACGAAGAACAACTTATTGGTTCCAAGACTCTTCAAGAAGGTAATGTTGAAATTGTCGAAGGTCCAGTGTTAATCGCCATGCGCACAGGTTGTACTCTGCTGTTGGATGAAATTGATGCTGGCGCTGCTAACACCCTGTTGTGCTTGCAACCTATTCTTGAAGGCAAGCCATACTACTTCAAACTTAAAAATGAGATGATTGTTCCTGCTCAGGGATTTAACATTATTGCCACTGCCAACACAAAAGGTAAAGGCAGTGATGATGGTCGTTACATTGGCACCAACATTCTGAACGAAGCGTTCCTTGAGCGTTTTGCTGTTACTTTTGATCAAGACTATCCCAACGCAAAGATTGAAGTTAAGATTATTAAAAATCTGATGGATACATACTCTTGTGTTGATGAAGAATTTGCTGAAACTCTAGTCAAGTGGGCTGAAGCTATTCGTAGAACTTTTGCTGATGGTGGTTGCGATGAGACTATTACAACTCGTCGTATGATTCACATTGTTCGAGCTTTTGCAATCTTTAAGAATCGCGAAAAAGCCGTACAGCTGTGCTGCAATCGTTTTGATGCTTCGACTAGAACTGCATTTATCGACTTGTACGATAAAGTGGCTTCTCCTGAACCAGAGCCTGTCAAGCCCCAAAAAGTAGTTCCACAGCCTTATGAAGAGGAAATCCCCTTCTAAAGTAACACTTTAGGTTTACTTTTTAATAACCCCATAGGGTGTAGGGTTATTACAAAAAAGACTTGCCTTTTATTGTTAGTTCCTGTATAATAACATCTGTTACTTCGGTAATGTTTTGTAATCTTGAAAGGATATATTATGTTAAAATTTGCAAACCTGACTCTTTCCCAGAAACGCTTTGTTGTGGCTGTTCTTGCAGAAAAACCACAATATAAGAAAGACCCACAAATCACTCTCAAAGAGTGTGCTTCTATCTATTACATTTTGCGCGAACAACGCAACGGTGCTAAGGGTGAGAAGATTGGTTACCCCAACTGGTTGTTCAACGCGAACAAAGTTGAGCGTGGTCTCTACCAACTCCCAGTTCCTACTGCAGAGGAAATGAAGTCATTCAATCTTGAACTTGATGCCAAGCAGAATCCTGTTAAGGCTGCTAAAGCTAAAGTCGCTAAGGTGGCTAAGGTTACTGTTGCCAAGACCAAGGCTAAACCAGTGGCAACTAAGACTGTGACGAAAGTAGCGAAAGATTCTACTATGGATACTTCACGCCTACAAAGTGTCATCGCTGAATCTGATGTGTACGATGACGACACAGAGGACTTCAATCAGATCCTCCGCGAAAACGGTATCGAAATTTAATTACAGGGCGTAAGGGATACACCATCTCTCTTACGTCCTCTTTTTGTTGATGGTATGGAGATATTATGTCTAAACAAGCAAAGCTATTGAATCATCTTAAAAATGGTGCTACAGTCACTGCTCGCCAGATCGCTGGCTCTTTTGGTTTGAAGAACCCACATGATGCAATTCATCAATTGCGCATGCAAGGTCATTGCATCTATAGCAACAAAGCTACTCTGTCCGATGGCACAGAAACAACCAAGTACCGCATCGGTAAGCCAAGCAAGCGTATGATTGCAATCGCAAATCATGTTGCTGGTGCTACCATTTTCACTCGCGGCTAATTGCTTATGGGCATTCTATGAGTGCCCATAGTTGATACACTGGAGATAGTATGGTTACTAAAAAGCAAAAAGAAGCTACACCCGATGGTCGTAAGTTTGATGGTGATAAACTTCGCTATGATCTGATTCCACCACTTGCACAAGCAGAGATGGTCAAAGTTTTGACCTTTGGTGCGCAAAAGTATGCGCCTGATAATTGGCAGTTGGTTCCTGATTCCAAACGACGTTACTTTGCTGCTCTGGAGCGTCATGTTTGGGCATGGAAAATGGGTGAACAAGTCGACCCAGAGTCTGGTATTCATCACTTGGCTCATGCTATGTGTTGTTTGTCTTTCTTATATGAACATGATGTAAAGTATTCAAAGGATGTTTGATATGTTCGGTAAACTAAATGAAGCTCAAGAAACAATCAATGCGCTGAAATTAGAAAATGAAAGATTGCGTAATGCTGACCTTGCTTCATGTGATTTTGTAGTTAATTGGGATAATTTAGATGTTTTTTCTATCGAAAGAAATATCGATGATGGTAATATTCCCTACACCAACATCGGTTACTTTTTGTTAGATAAAGATAATGTCAAAGTTCCTTGTGAGTGGATTCTTTATTGTACTATCGAACAGCACAATAAACTCTCTCAAGAATTCTTAGAAAGAATTAAAAAATGATTCGTGCTATTATGGTATTCCTTGCAGTTTGGGGTGTAGTGTTCTTTGGTCTCAGTTACTTCTGGCACATTTCTCCAGCTGCAAAATTTGATCTGATCAAAGCAGTGTTCTACAGTTTCATGACTGCATTTATTGCGTTGGCTTGTTTGACTGCAATTGTTCTTACTTTCTAAGGTGAACTATGATTAATGATGTCTGGCTCCGCCCACTGTATTTTGTTCTTGGTTTTGTTGTGTGTTTCTTTCTAATGGTAAAAGGATTTATTTAATATGAAACGTCTTGTCTCTATGGCTATTTTGGCTGGTGCTGTCTTGTTGACTGGTTGCACCCGTATTGAAACTGGTGAAGTTGGTTTGCGAGTTGGTTTTGATAAACAAGTTAAGAATGAGGAATTGCTTCCAGGTTCTTTTAATCAGGTCTTGGTTGGTGATGTTCTGACATTCCCTGTCAAAGATGTTAATGTGAAATTGGACGACATGACTCCAATTGCCAAAGATAACAGCACAATGAAAGACTTTGATGCTATTGTTATCTACAGTTTGAATCAATCTCAAGTGGCTGAACTGTACAACACTAAGTCAAAAGCATTCCATGTTAAACACGATGGTGATACTTACTTAATGTTTAACTATATCCACAACGCTGCTCGTAATGCTATCTACAAAGAAGCTCGTAAGTATGAAGCATTGGAAATGGCTGACAATCGCCAACAAATGGAATTGGCCATCAAAGAACAAATTCAAAAGACACTGACTGATGAAAAGTTGGATGGTAGTATTACTATCACTCAAGTTCTTGTGCGTAATGTAGTACCTGCCGACAGCGTTGTTGAATCTGCCAATGCACTGGTTCGTTCAAAGAACGAATTCAAGCAAAAAGAAGTTGAAGTGAAGACTGCTGAAGCTGAAGCCCGTCGTATGCAAGCGTTGGCTAACCAAGGTGCTCAGTCAATTGCTTATATGCAAGCAAAGGCTCAAGCTGATATCGCCGAAGGTATTAAGAACGGTAAGGTAAACACTGTTGTTATTCCATTCGACTTCCGTGGCCAAGTTGTTGTAGGTAAATAATGCAAGACATCCTAGTAATTGCTGTTGCTATTGCTGGGGTGGCTTTGGCCATTCTGGCAATTCGTGCTCAACTCCGAATCAATCAGCGTCGTAAAAAGTTCAAAGAAGATCAATCTGAACAAGAGCGTCTCAAAGAGATCGAAATTGCTCGACAGTCTCGTAAAAACTTTCAAGCTAAAATGAAGACTACTGCTGTAGCTAATACTCGCGCTGTTCCACCACGTGGTAAAGAGACAACTGTTTCTTATGCTCCATCTCCAACTCAATCTGTTAAGTCTCACGACGATGGTTTTATGGATGGTGTGATGACTGCTGTTGTTATTAACACTCTACTTAATTCTAATTCTGATAGCATCTCTGGAGTTGTGACTAAAAACGAAGATACTGGATCTGTTAGCATCAAAACAAATGAATCATCATATGGATGGGGTGATTCAGATACATCTAGTCCAAAATCATCATGGAGTTCTAGTTCTGATTCATCCAGTTCTTACTCATCTAGTTCTGATTCTGGACCAAGTTCTGACTGGTAAATTAAAAGGAAAATATGTCTGTAACAATTAAAAATCTTGAGAGCGCATTGGCTGGCGAATCCATGGCTCATATCAAGTATCGTTATTTCGCTAAGTTGGCTCGCGCTGAGGGTTTCGAGGATGTTGCTAAACACTTTGAACACACAGCTGATCAAGAGATCCTTCACGCATGGGGTCATCTTGAGTTGTTGATTGGTAAACCTGATACCCGTAAGTGTCTTGAACTTGCTATTGAAGGTGAAACACACGAGTTCACAGAAATGTATCCACGTATGGAAGAAGAAGCTGAATTGGAAAAGAATGATGACGCTATGTTAGAAGCTCGTTATCAAGCAGCTGAATCTAAAGAACACGCCGAACAGTTCAAGAAAGTATTGGCTCTGGCTGAGAAACGATTCGCTGCCCTTGCCAAAGTTGAAAAGCGTCATGCTGAAGCATATCAAAAAGTCAAGGAGAGCATGTAATGTCTGAACGAATTTATGTTTGTATCGTTTGTGGTCACCAACTATCAGAAGCTGACTGGCTAAGTTTGCCAGATACCGTCAACTGCCCAGAGTGTGGTGTTAGTAAAGATGATTACGTCTTGATGGAATAAAAATAATTTGCCTGAAACTTGGTTTTCAGGCATAATCTATTATACATAGTAATACATAGTAATATATTTTAGGAGAAATAATGAAACTATCGAAAGAAACCCTTGCCCTGTTCAAGAACTTTGCAGGCATCAATGGAAACTTACTGTTGAAGCAAGGTAATAAATTGGCAACAATCTCTGCCCAAAAGAACGTGATGGCAGATGCTGTTGTGTCTGAGACATTCCCAGACTTTGGTATCTACGATCTAAACGAATTCCTTGGTGCCATGTCATTGTTCGAAGATCCTGAATTGGACTTTGACACAAAGTACGTTACCATCAAGCAAGGTAACATGAGCATCAAATACTTTGCAGCAGACGCGACTGTTTTGACTGCTCCTCAAAAGTCTATCACATTCCCGAATGCTGATATCGAATTCACAATGACTGCTGCTATGTTGAATATGATTCATAAGACTGCTTCAGTTCTTCGTGCGTCCGATGTTTCCATCGTTGGCGATGGCACTACTATCACTGCAGTTGTTGGTGATAAAAAGAATGCAACTGGTAACTCTTTCAGCGAGCCAGTTGGTTCAACAGACAAGTCATTTAAGGTTAACTTAAAAGTAGAAAACCTCAAGATGCTTCCAGGTGAATACACTGTTAGTATTTCCAGCAAGAAAATCTCTCGCTTCAAGTCTGCTGGTGATCTAGTGTATTACGTCGCTGTTGAATCTGATTCTACATTCGACTTTTAATATATGAAGAAAATTGTAATCGTAGGTGGTGGGACTGCAGGTCTGATTTCTGCCTTGATTATACGAAAAG